ATAGTTACAGTGCTTGCTCCTGCAGTATTATCTACTACCAAATCAAATACAGTTCCTTGTGTAGCTCCTAAAGCAGCTCCTAAAAGAGTTCCTGTAGGAAGAGTTATAGTAACACCTGCAACAGAAGTAGAGGTTATTAATCCCCCCTTAACTTGAGCAGCAGTAGCAGTAGCAGTTACATTGATAGCGGCAGCAGTATTTTTATATATAACTGCTTTAGCTATGGTGATATTAGCAGCTGCGGTCATTTCAGTGATATTATCTACCTCTAACCCAGAAGAAGAAAATTTACCTCTAACAGTACCTCCTGTAGAAACACCTACAGTATTAGCTGCTGGAAAATAAACACCTGTATCTAAATCACTTGTTTTAGTCAGTGATGGTAGGGAAGCTGTTCCCGCAGCTAGTACTAGTGAAACTATGGAAGTAGTGGAATCGTCTATAACACTCTTAATAAAAGAATTTAAATTAAGACGATTGGCAGTACCAAGAAACGAATCTGTGCTTGACACCGTGATTCGTCTATCTAAATAAATTTGTTCAGCCATTTTATATTATTATTTTAAAATTTAAAGTAAAAAGGCTAGGCAATTTTTTGTACCTAGCCTTTAAGGTTTGTTAGTTATAGTATAGGATATTTAAGGTACCCAATACTCTATACAAATTGTCAGTTCCCCCTCTGTTAGAGCTTCAACTGCTACTGTTGCTGTTAACTCCGCTTCCGCAGAAAGTTTAACAGAAGTAGCGGCTGATATTGGAGTAAAAGCTACCGTAGCTGCTATATCATCATAGGTAGTACCTACAGAGATTGCGGTCGCAGTCTTCAAATCTGTAGCTGCTCCTATACCAAAAGATATAGTTGCTCCATCTGCTGCAGAAGTGAAAGTAGTTATAACATCATAAAATGCATTGGTAATTACAGTTCCAATAGGGAATTTTATACCTAATGGGTGTGCAGCAAGAGTTGAATTTGCAACTCCATTACTGTCAAGTGCATTCCATTTATATGTAACAGTAGCGGATTGTTTCCCGCCAAAGTAACCTTTTCTTTTTTTAGTTGCCATTTGTTTTTTTTAGTTTAGCAGGTTAATTAAATATTTACTGCAGGAATGCCTATTGGTCCAAAATATGAATTAAGGACAGCTTCCAAACTGTTTTTAGTAGTTGTATCCGCGCTAGGTACAAAAATGTAACAACGCTGTGGAGAAGTTTCATTTGGAGAATCAGTACCAATTACGTGAGTATCCCAAGTTTCTATAACAAAAGTGTCATAAATTGCGGTATCTACTACATAATCAGGAGCCGAAATCACTGGAAACAATTCTCTGTTTTGAGAATACTTGCGTTGTCCCACTGTGTTCTTGTATATAATCTCTAAAACACGTGGTACACCACTACCTTCTCTCATAGAACCAGCAGAGTATACTCCAACTGAAGTAAGAAATCCAGAAGTTAAAGAAACTTCAAGTCTTACTTTAGTATCTTTTGCATAATCAACGTAAGCCAATTCTTCATCTAAAGCAATTATTGCTATAGCATTTGCACCGATGGTATTAGTACCAGCACTAGTTAAAAGAATAGGCACTACTTCTGAGTCTGTATCAAAATCAGATTTCGTATCCGCAATTAAAGCTGTAAAAGCCAAAGCCATTTGAGAGTTATTATTAGCAGCAGCTGTTTCTGCATCAGTAGAAAATCCATATCCAGTTGCAATAGCACCGTCAAGATTATCTAAATCAGAGAATAAAATTTCTCCACTTCCAGAGAAAGCACCAACTGAACCAGTATTAACTGCAAAAGCTACAAAAGGAAAATTACCTCTGCTACCATTACTTACAATATTCCTAGATTTTTTATTTAAGTCATGTACTAAATTTTGAATCAAATGATCCAAGGGATTAGCTGTTCCTAAAGTAGTATAATCAGGAGTTACAAAAGTACCTCTGATGCTTTCACGAAGTCTATCAGAATTTTGGGTATCTCTTCTATCACCTCTAAAGGTAACTAAAATAGAATACTCAGTTTCATTTAATGGGGTTCCGATAGCGTCAGTTGCGGCAGTATCTGCTCCAATTGCCCAAGCATCTAATCTAGGTGCTACATAGGCTTTACCAGTGAATAATTTAATGTTTCTTCCAGTGATATCATGCGATTTCTCGTAGAGATCTCTGAAAAATCCTGCAAAAGCAGTAGCTCCAGGTGATGCAGAATAAGGGGTACCTTGTGCTATTATAATACGAGGAGATTCCACTATGGTATCACCAGTATTGATAGCTATGTTATTGATGTTAGTTCCATATCCACCTACATCAAATACTCCAAGTTGCCCACTAGAAAGATTGCACACTCCTGCGCTAGAAACTAATGCAGTAGCGCCATCGGCTACAACTGAGGCATTACCTGTTGTAAACAACATAGTCTCTACAGATCTTTTAGGTTTGTTCATGTTTATTTAAGTTTTAGTTATTAATATTCGAATTTTTCTGAATTAACTTTTGCTAACTGTAAAAATTCAGGATCTTGTAGTGGGGCAGCCGCTAATTCGCAAGCCGTGTCTACTATATTATCATGAATAATTGTTGGTAACTCGCAAGAAACAATTGGATCAGCTATTCCATAATCAAATCCTACATAGCCCCCAAAAAATAATTTTCTTGGGTATCTTAAGTAGGAGGGATATACTTCACTTATATTGAAATCCCCTGAGTATATATATATACTTCCTGGAGCTTCCGCATCCTGGGAAGAGGCATCAATAGTGAATAGTGCTGTACCCCAATTAAAATCTGGTTTAGTATTTACATTAACTAAGCCATCATTTAAATCGTCCTCTTGAATTTGTGTTAGCCCTATGTCTTTTATGCAAGTGTCCGAAGTTGATATTTTAGCTCTTAGGCCAGTTAAGAACATATATGTAAAATCAAATTCAGAAAATTTGCATTCATATATTTTACTGTCTAATAGCGTACCTACTAATAATGTAGGAACTATAGCTACTTGTTTTTGCGGACTCTTTACATGGATTGTGGCTAGGTCATCAATCCTTTTTTGTATACCTTCAAATCCCTTACGTGCATTATTAAATGGTAAATACCTTTTCTTAACTTCGACTAACTGAGCTAAATTTAAAAGCCAGTCTATTTGTGCAGGCACAAAATCATCATTGGTAAGGCCATGTATTTTATCTACTTTACCTCTAAAGGTATAATGCATTTCCTGAATTGTCAAGGCGATTTGGTTTTAATTATCTTAAAATTGAAGCGGCAAGCTCTGCTTTCATAGAACGCAATGCGTCTTCTTTGTTAGGGTCTGTTAGGAATTTAACAGCTTCTACTTTAGAGTAGCCTATAATTATTCCGTGACTCGCCCACGTGTATGTACCTTTAGCCTCTGTTATAATCCTAGCTTTTGCTAGATCGAATAGCAGACCTTTTGCAGATAGTTCAACTCTTCCAGTATCTGTATCCAACAAATCAGCAACCTCTGCAAATAAAGCTACATCGTTGTCTTTCTGACGCATCTTTGAATGAGTAGTTTTTTCTATCCTAGAACTTATATCGTTATATAAAGCAGTAGACGCTTGACCAGTAAACCAGTTTAAAGCCTTAGCTATATTAACTAAATTCTCATCAGTCATTACTTCTGATTCAAGTTTTCCTCCAGCTCTATGCTTTAACTTATTAGTAGATTTTTCAAGATCGGAATCTTCGCCATCTACTGCAATGTAAAACATAGCATTTGGGAATTTGTACTCATCTAATTCCTTTTTAGAATTTGCTATATATTTAGTACTTAAGCACCAATAATAACATAATTCTTGATCAGGTATATTTAAATCTAAAAAAGTAGTGCCGTCATTAAACTTCCATTTAATTTCTGACATATAAGTTGGTAGATCCCTTTCTTTAGGCATTCTATTTGTATAGAACCCAGGAACTCTATTATGCTCATATTCTAATTTTTCCTGAATAGATATCTCTTCTAATCCATTTAAATATCTCCAAACAGGCCCTAATATTTCCACCGAAGTTTCTTTATAGTTATTCTTAACTTTACTAGTTAATCCTGTTTGCAGTCCACCAAGAGAACTTGAATATAATGGAGAAAATCCATCTTTTACTCCTGGCATAACCTTGGTCTTATTAAGAGGTTTACCTCCCTCTGCAGTCCATTCGTGAATCTTTAATGCAGACTCTCTTGGACGTGACTTTACAAGTACTATTTTACCTTTCATATTATTTTCCTTGTGGACCTTTTAGCTATCATAAAGGTAGACACAAGTATTTTTGTTATTGCTAAGATAGCTTATCGGTTATTCTATTATGCTTCTACATCACGTATAAGTTCACCTGTACGGGAAACATCTACGATTTGTATACCAGCTGAACCTTGTACCCAACGCTCGTAACAACCAATTAATTTAGTAGTTGCGGCACCTTGGATAGGACCATTAGGACCTACAGTTCCTGTTATGTAACCATGTGAATATGAATTAGCTACTTCTAACAAATTGATATTACTACCAAATGAAGTTGAGGAAGGAGCTGCAAAATCAAAGAATGTCATTCTCCAAGAATCAATAGGACGATTAGTTTCTATTGGGTCTGCTTTAGGACAATATTGGAAATTATCATATTGAGGATTCAAAAACAATTCTACTTCAATACCTTCTGGGCCTATATATTTAGTATATTGCGCACCATACTGTAAGTTATTAGAAGTAGGGCCTACAGAAGTAGGTTTGATAAAGTTTGTATCGATCTTCAAGAAACCAGTAGCTGCATTTGCTAACATAGTATGGAATGATAATGATCCCATAGTTCCTGTCATAATACGAACTTTTCTGTTGCTTCTATCATTACGAGCGAAGAAAATGTCAAGTAAGAAGTTTCTTAACCGAGATTCTGTAATTTGTCCAGAATATCTATCAATATGGCCATCTTTCATTTGCTCACGAAGACCAGGACCAGTTTTAATTGGATACCCATTAATGCCCATTTTAGTCATACGCTTACCATAAGTAAGTGCAACTTCTTTGGACATTTCAAATTCGTCAAACATTTTCATTTCTGCCATAGGAACAAATTTCTCTACACGATTTCCATTAACGGAAAAAGGCACACCAATACGGCCAGACTCACGTAAGGCTTTATCAGTGATTTTAAGAGCTTGTCCGAAGAAGCCTACCTGAGATTCAAGCATATAACTTGAAGAGTAGTATTGACCTCCGAATTCAAAATTCATTTCAGATTGTAAAGCAGTTGTGAATTTTCTAAATTCTTTACCAACTACGAGTAACTCCACTGGAAGAAATCTTTGAGGATCATCTTCTGCTAGATATACTTCATAAATATAGCTTGCTTCTCCATTAGGAGTAGGGCCTTCTTTAATTCGCATAAGATACTCGTTGTCTTCTCCTATAATCACTTCACCAGGAAGTAACCAGTCTTCATCTAAGCATACCTTAAATGACGTACCTCCAATACCAGGAGTAGTTGAAGTTTCTACAACTTCGGTTGAGTGCAAACATTTATACTCAGATCCTTGCAGGGGCCATCTGTAAATTTCCCCAGGAATGGTAATTTTATTACCTGTCAACATACTTAAGACAGGTTTATTACCAAACATGTGCATAGAAGAATATATTTGTCTAAACATATCTTCAAACACTACAGGTTCTGCAGTTTTATATGCTGCAGCTAGGTAATCCGAATCAACGAAATTACCACCAAAGCCTTCATACTGTTTAATTTTTAATTGTGAACTAGTTGCCATGTTTTAATTTTTTATTTAATAATTTATTAGATATCAAGTTTGGCAGATTTATAGTCAAATTCCACTAAGGGTTCTGCACCTCTAATGTTACCTCTAAAATTCTGCGTGTCTTTTAATTTTTTATGTAATTGTATAGCTGCTTCAGATGCTTTCTTTCTAGATAAGAAATCAAATTTAAAATCTGATTCTAATATCTTATTTAGTAAGGCTATCTTTTTAGGATCTGCCAAAGCACTTTCTAAGTTATAATTAAATCTAGTAGTTACCGTACCATCT